GGAAGCCATGTCGGACTTGGTGACCTCGATTTCCGCTTGGTTCTGATTCTTCTGCTGCAACGACTTATAAGCATCGTTGCCCTTCACCAGATCGATGAAGCTTTTCTTCTCGCCGCCCTGGTTGCGCAGCTGAATGCCTTTTTCCTCGAGCTTTTGCACCTGCTCGATGACACGCTCGATTTCACCTTTCTGGTTTTCGATCTGCTTTTTGAGCTCGTTGGAGGCGGTATTGCCCTTTTCCAGCTCGTTCGACACTGCGTCGTACTTCACCTGCAGGCTGCCGAAACCATCCTTCAGCTGCTTTTCCAACGCTTCGCGAATTTCTTTTACGTCAGCGGTCATGGCTGAACTCCAAATTGGGTAATGAACAGTTGGGAGATTGCTTTCAGCTCATCCACGATCACCGTGGCCGCTGTGTCACCATCACGGTGCACGACGGGATAGCCGAGCGAGGCGACCGCAGCCGCCTCCTTTTGCGAGAGGCCCATGCGATCACGCAGGGCCTTCTCAAAAAGCCTGATATCGGATTTGACGTCGGTCACCTTCGCCTCGGGATTCATGCCAAAGGGCACAAGGGAAGCCTCCCAAAGCTCGGCCTGCTTGATGATCCTGACGTCGCGGCCATCGCGTTCCTCATAGGCCGCCAGCAGGGTGTTGAAGCCGATGGACATGCTGTCGAGCGTGCCGTCCTTCAGCAGCTCATACGCATCCCGTGCATAGCTCACGGCAAGATTCACTTTGCCCTTGAGGTACAGGCCGTGATCATCCTGGGAAAAGTCTGCCGACCCCACCAGCCGGGTGAGGTCGTGGAACAGCGCCAGCTTCAAACGGCCAGCGCGGGTGGTCTTCACCTTCGTGAAGGCGCCTGGCAGGATCACGTCGTCGCCCAGGTCCACGTTGTTGAACACCGCGGCGTACCCTTCGAAGTTGCCGGCGTCATCGACGGCCTTGACCTCGAACGGCATCTCAATTTTTGTCTGCATTGGTCTGCATCTCCCATCGGGTAACCCTGTCGTATTCCTCACCGACAAGAGGCGGCAGGTTTTCCTTTTCGCGAACTTCGTTCGTGTTCATCCAGCCGGACCCCCCGGACCCGCCCAGGGCAGCCTGGTAGTAGCTGGCGCGCGCAGCGCTGTCGGCGCGCAGCAGGCCTTCAACGATGAATTCAACGAAGCGATCACCATCGCCGAACAACTTGTCGTTGAGCTCGTCCTCAATGGCGTCGAGGTAGGGCTTCAAGCCGAAGGTCACGAACCCGCTGGTTTGCTGCTCAAGGTTCGAGCCCATGATCGAGGTCTTGCTGGCCCGGTTGGCGAGGTACAGCGGGACGCCCCAGATACCAGCCAGCGCCTCTTCCTGGAACTGCTGTGATTCAATGAACTGGCTGTCCTTCTGGCTCAAGCCAGCGGGCACTATCTTGGGGTTTCCCTGAAGGATGGCCATTTTGCCGATATCTTCGGTATCGGCTTTTCGCACATCCGGGAAACGGGCCATCACCTGTTCCTGCTGAGCCTCCGTGAGGAATTGCTCATAGATGACGTAGCCGCCGGTAAAGCCGCCCTTACGCATGAAACGCGCTGACCAGTCATGCCCGGCCTTGGCCAGCCCCATGGTTTCGGCCTGGTTCTCGACCGGCGACATGCCGTTGATACCGTCGCTGCTAAACAGCTTGAAATGCAGCATATTCTCTGGCGAAACCGGCACTCGTTCGCCCTCAAGCGTCACGTAGTAGATGAGCGCCGATTCGCTGGTATCCACCGCCACATCATCGGGAGAGACGGGGATGAAGCCGATGGCATCACCGCTATCTGAACGCTCTATCAAGGCGTACGCGTTCCCGCGCAGCGCCATGTTCACCACCACGGCCTTCAGGAAGTTGAGCCGGGTCATGTACGGGTTTGGTTTTCGAAGGATTCGGCTGGCTCGATCGCGATACGGCACGATGACGCGCTTGCCGTCCTTGTCGTCGTAAAGCTTGAGCGGCAGCCCTGAGACCGATTCGCTCAGAATCTTCACGCAGGACCAGACGATGCTGATCGTCATGGCCTTGGTCGGGGTGATCTTCACACCGGATTTGGTGGCCTTGCCGCCGACCACCATGTCCACTTCCACATAGTCGCCGGTCTTCGGATCTTCATAGCCGAACATCCGCCAGCTCAGCGGGTTGTACCAACGAGATGCCATATTCAGCCTATGAGCCCAAAGAAGCCTTTCTGCAGGTAGTTGTCCATCCCGCCCTTGGCCTCGGGGTTGAGTGCCATCAACGAGACGGCGTTGAACAGCGCCATCAATGGGTCGATCTTTGCGGAGCCGCTGGCCTGTTTGGTGATCAGAATCGCGTTGCCGCGAGGTTCGACACGGGCGTTGCCGCAGCACCAGGCCATGAGCGGCTGGCCACCGTGGAGCAGTCCGCCCTCAGCGAGTTTCCGCTCCGTGGTCTTGATAGCTCCGCCGAGCCGCCAGCCCTGGGAGATGCCCTCGATCTTTTCTCGCGGAATTCCTGCGGCCTCGAGCGCATCAAGGATTGCTCCAACGCCAGCGGGGTCCAGACCTGCCTTATCCAGGAGTCCGGCCTCTTCCACTTGTGCAGCAAGGGCGGCGACCTCTTCCACGTCATCACCTATGCGGGTGACCAGAGTCAGGTCGCCATCTTTGGCAAAGTCCCTGAAGCGCGGCGCTTCTGCCTTACGACGTTCGAGCACCGAGGGATGCGCCCACGCGTGGGTCCAGCTCAGCCACCGACGGGTGCCGCATTCGCGCCCCACCGCAGCGAAACCCAAAAGGTCGTCAAGACCGCCGCCGTCGATGCCGATGTCGATCACTTCGCAGCGGTCGATGAGATCCTGGAGCGTGCGGCATTCCCGCGAAGCCTGGACTTCCCAGAAGTCTGTACCGGCCCAGCGGTCGGACATCAGCGCCAGGCCAATCTCGACGTTCAGGTGCTTGGCCAGAAATCCCCGGAACGACTCTTCGCCGTCCAGCTGCGCCTGGGCATAGCCACGCTCGATGAACGCTTCGTCTACCGACACACCCAGGTTCGGGTTGGTGACGTAGGCGTTGGCCGCCTCACGGTGCGCCCCGGCGTCCAGCATGTGCTTGGGGAATTCATACAGGACTGGCAGGAACGACTTGTCGGCGATCGTGCCGTCGCGGACCTGGCGGGCGTAGAGCAGTTTCTGCCTGAAGACACCCGCCGGCGGCGCATCGGACTGAGTGGTGGCCCAGATGATGAAGCCTTCGGGCCTTGAGGCCAGGCCACCAGTAGCCTCACGCAACATGGCTTCGGCATTGTTACGCTTACCAAACACCCAGAGTTCGTCGACGAAAACGCCGATCGCTTTCTTACCGGAAACGGTCTCGCTGTCAGCGGCTACCACCTTGAGGGTGGCGCCGGTGTTGTAGTGCGTCACCGTACGCAGGTGGTCCTGCACCTTCAGCAGGGAAGACAGTTCCTCATCTGCCCGGACCATGTCGCGGATCGGGATATAGGAGTTGTCCGCAATTTCCTTCGTCGGCGCCAGGATGATGAACTCACCCGAGGTCCGCCAGTTCAGTACCAATGCGGTCAGCATGATGCCGGCGGCGATCGTGGATTTGCCGTTCTTCTTGCTGATCAGCAGCATGAACTCGCTGATCATGCGTCGGCCGCTCTCGGGGTCGTAGGCGCCAAAGATGGCGGCAACGAACTCATTCACCCAGGGCCTGACCGTTTCACACATCAGCGGACTGCCGGTGGCGTCCACCATGCGCAGCGCCCCGAAGACTTCAAGCGCTTCGGCGGCCTGGTCGGGAAACAGAGGCTCGAACGGGATCAAGCTCTCACGGGCAACGATGCGCTTTTCCCAGTCGGGACAGGATGTCGTCCAGTTCACGGCTTACCACCGGGCACTGCCTTCAACGCGGGCGGCGGGCGTGGCCCAAATCGGCCCTGCCCAACCTGCGACGCTTTTTCCTTGGCCTGCTCCTTCTTGCCGCCTTCGCCTTTACGCTGGTGCACGAACGGCATGAGAGCCTTCGCGGCGTCGACCCGGAGTTTGGGTTCCGACCCCAGATCATTCATGACCGCCAGCAGGAAGTCCTTTGGGTCTCTGTGAGCGAGTGCCTTGCCCAGGTCGAAACCGGCAGGCTCAGTGTCAGCGCCAGCGAATTCAGCCGGCTGTTCCGGCCCTCGGGCGTTAACACCTTTAACATCCCCTTTAACAGGGTGAAGGGCATTGAGCTTGAGCAGCTCCGCAACCACGTCCGGATCTTTTGCCAGACGCGAACCGGCGGCAGAGGCAGTCTTCTCGGGGCATCCAGCGGCAATGGCCGCATCCTTGTTGGACGCACCTCCCCTCACCGCCTCGATGAAAGCGCGTTTTTTGGGTGTTAAAGCCATTAACAGAAAATCCAGGAGGGAAAAAAATCTGTGCGTGCGGGGCGGGCGGTGTCCGAGG